TGAACCTAAAGATTCAACAGAGGATGAGGACATTCTCTCTCCTTGGAGGAATAGAATGGAATGGAAGCCGGTCGAAGGACCTAAGCGAGATGATACGGATTCTTTTGATAATTGATTTAATCATTATACCAAAACTGGCAGCAAGCGTCAAGATAAACAGTGCATTTTTTAATCAAAGATAAAGAAAAAAAGGTTTTACATTTGCCTTAAAACAGTGTATATTATATATATGAAAAATGAGAAATTAAAACCCAAACAGAAACCTCATTATGTGAATAACAGAGATTTTTCTGAAGCGGTTGTAGAACACGTGAGAGCGACAAACGAAGCTATTAAAAATGAAACTACAGAACCAAAGATACCTGAGTACATAGGCTCGTGTTTTCTAAAGATTTGTGAAGGCCTATCACACAAACCAAACTTCGTTCGATACACCTATCGTGATGAAATGGTAATGGATGCAGTAGAGAATTGTATTAAGGCTATTAATAACTATAACATCGAAGCAGCAACACGAACAGGTAAACCTAATGCCTTTGCGTATTTCACTCAGATATCCTACTTCGCATTCCTGCGGCGTATAGCTAAGGAGAAGAAACAACAGGAAATCAAGATGAAGTGGATTGAAAACTCTGGAATGGAAGCGTTCGCNGATGTAGGTGATAGTGGTTATATGGGTGACAGCATTGTCGAAAGAATTAAAAATCGAATTGATGCGGTTAAGGTCAAAGACCAATCTTTAAGAGACTGGGCTAATGAACACGGTCTTAGCACTCGCAAAAAGCGTAAAACTAAATAATGAAGCTAGCAATAATTAATGACACTCATTGTGGTGTTAAGAACGGCAGCGACGTGTTCTTAGACAATGCAGAAGACTTTTACTCAAAGGTATTCTTTCCGTATCTAGAAGAACATGGTATAACGGAAATATTGCATTTAGGAGATTATTATGACCATAGAAGATTTGTTAATTTTAAAGCTCTTGAACGAAATCGACATATGTTCCTTGACGTTATTAGGTCTAAAGGTATCAATATGTCTATTGTTCCTGGTAACCATGATGTGTATTATAAAAATACTAACGACCTTTGTTCTTTAAAAGAACTCCTTGGTCACTACACCGATTGTGTTAAGATACACATGGAGCCGACTGACTTAGAGGTTGAAGATACTACTATTGGTTTAGTACCATGGCTATGCCCCGAGAATGAAAAAGAATGTATGGACTTTATTCAGAATACCAAGTCTCAAATTCTAATGGGCCACTTCGAACTAGCTGGGTTTAAGTTTATGGCTAACACCAATATCACTTCACATGGTATGGGTACAGAAATCTTCAATCGATTTGATTCGGTGTATTCTGGTCATTATCACACAAAGTCAAGTCAAAGTAACGTTACGTATCTTGGTACTCAAGTTGAGCTGACTTGGTCTGATGCACACGACCCAAAGTACTTCCACATCTTTGACACTGAAACCCGCGAGATGACTCCGGTGAGGAATCCATACACACTGTTCCGTAAGCTATATTACTCTGATGACGAACAATCAGATTACACCGATGTACATGGTAAGTATGTAAAGATTATCGTATCGGAAAAAACTAACGCGTACGAGTTTGATAAATATGTAGATAGAGTACAAGCTCTTAATCCAACAGACTTGAAGATTGTAGAAAACTTTGGAGACTTATCAGCCGAGACCATCGCCGATGAAGAAATCAATCTTGAAGATACTCAATCATTGCTCAACACATATGTCGATGCTATTGAATCCAAATTAAGTAAAAGAAAATTGAAAACCATTCTAAGTGAGCTTCATACGGAAGCATTAGAAATAGAAGCTATATGATTAAATTTGAATCTATCGAGTACAAGAACTTTCTCTCGTCCGGTGATAAAGCAACTAAAGTATATCTATCAGGTCATAAGACCACATTAGTAGTAGGAGCAAATGGCTCTGGAAAATCTACAATGTTAGATGCTTTGTCGTTCGCACTGTTTGGGAAGGCTCATCGCAATATTAACAAACCACAGCTAGTTAATAGTATCAATCAAAAAAAGACTGAAGTGACAGTGGAGTTCTCTATTGGCACTACTAACTATAAAGTGATAAGAGGAATCAAACCTAACAAGTTTGAGATATGGCGTAATGGTGAAATGTACAACCAAGAATCTCATGCCCGAGATTATCAAAAGGTGCTCGAGAACAATATTCTTAAGCTTAACCACAAATCATTCCACCAGATTGTAGTACTTGGTTCATCTAACTTTATACCATTTATGCAATTACCTTCTCACCATAGACGGGAAGTGATAGAAGACTTGCTTGACATTGGTATCTTTACAAAGATGAGTCATGTTCTAAAAGAGAAGCTCACTAAACTCCGTAATGAGATTGGATACAGTGATAGCCAGATTGAACTCCAAAGACAGAAGATCACACTTCAAGAATCTCACATTAAAGAACTGCAATCGATTGATGATACTAAGACCAAAGAAGTAGAAGACGAAATCACCGAGCTCAATGACCAAGCCAAAGCATTGAATGAAAAGAATGAGGTGCTCAGAGAGCAACTTATAACTGAGGTGACTGAAGACGATATTACTAGATTGCGAAACAAGCAGAATGAGCTCAATAAGTTTGAAGGGCAAATGCAATCTAAAGCTGAAAGGTATAAAGCAGAACAACTATTCTTTACTAAGAATACAACCTGTCCAACCTGCACTCAACAGATATCTGACGAAATTAAATCTGCAGCTCTATTAAAGGCTAGTACAAAACTTACTGCATTAGCAGAAGGCAAAGACTCTTTACGATCAGAGCTTGGTAAGACTGAAGAACTATTCAATGCGACTCAGACAGAGCTGGTTCGAATAAGAAATGTAGGTCAAGATATTAACGAGAACGCTGGTAAAGTCGCAACCCTGCTATCTAGAGTACAAACACTTCAAGAGAAGCTCGGTAAAACTAATGACACATCAGATGCCGAAAAGTCTCTTACTAAACTATACGAGTCATTAAACCAGCATTCTAAAGACCATGCCGAATTTACTGAGTTGCTAAGTTACTCACAGGCAGTAGATGAACTACTAAGAGATGGTGGAATTAAGTCAAAAGTTATTAAGCAATACTTGCCGGTGATTAACAAGCTAATTAACCAGTATCTGCAGGTTCTAGACTTCTTTGTACTATTCAATATTGACGAATCGTTCAATGAGACTATTAGGTCTAGGCACAGAGATGACTTTTCGTACTCTAGCTTTTCAGAAGGCGAGAAGTCTCGTATCGACNTATCTTTAATGTTTACGTGGCGACAGATCGCCCGTATGAAGAACTCAACCAACACAAATCTACTGATATTGGACGAGACATTTGACTCGAGCCTAGATACAGATGGCGTAGACAATCTACTGAAGATACTGGGTACACTCGACGACGACACAAATACCTTTATTATATCCCACAAGGCGGACGTTTTGGACGGNAAATTCGAGAATAAACTGACGTTTGAGAAGGTCAACAACTTCTCAAAGATGAAAAGTGCGTAAGTCCTTGCGGCTGTATCAGATACAAAAACTTTAAGAGTTTTTAGTCATGTTCGGTAACCTGTTCGTTATCAACGACTTTTAGTCGAAGATTTTAGTATACAAATGTGCCCAAATATGGTATAATAGTATTAGAAAGAAAGGGAACTATGAAAAAAATAATACTAGACACACTCATCGCCTCCTTAATGGGAGCACTATTTGGAGCCATGTTTTACTATGGCTTGGTAATCTCAATCCCCGCTTAAACTATGGAAAACGTAATAAACTACATCATCGACTACAAAGGATATGGCAACATATTCGACCTCACCAATACTCGCACTGGCGAGCATAACGAAATCACTCGTGACATCGCTATGGATTACAACGTAAACCTTCAACATAAGACCTTTTTCTCTATCCGAGCAGATGTTCAATTGCGAGCGGTAGAACAACACCTAGTAAAATAATTATGGCAAAAAAAATCGTACAGACACAATATCGCGAAAACTATGGCTCCCACGATTGGGATGGCACTGGGGAATGTCCTCAGTACTGGAAGAACAAGGGTGGAGAAACCTATGTGGTTTATGGCTCCGTCGATTCTACTTCGAGTGGAGTAATCAACAATACCATTGCGTACTCAAGTGAGTACTCAGAAGAGAGTNTTATTAGCATCGAAGATTTTTCAGAATGGCATGAAAANACCCTTTGGGAACCTTGGCAAGACAGAACATATTTGGCCATTTGTGAAGATGGCACCATCGTAAGAGAGCGACATAGCGGAACCGAAGACTTGCGGCAAGGACTAAAGCGTTACAAACATGCTTGGATATTTCCTAATGCTGAAGCACTGCGTTCAGGCGATTCGAGTCACTATAGTGTTCAGTATGTCTTTGAAGACGGACATGAAGCGAACTCCGAAGAAGAGGCTCTAGCTCACTTCGAAGCGATATCTGCATAACCCCTTGCGGCTGTACCACTTATGAGTTTTTTACGATTTTTAAAACTATTTAATGAACCTCTTGGCAGTCAAGGACTTGTGAATCAAGAAAACGGTAGACAATTTGGCCAAAATATGGTATAATATAACTATGATAAGGGAAAAAACTAAAAACTCAGAAACCGTCATCGATTTGACAGGACCAGATGGTAATGCATTTGCTCTAATGGGAACAGCTACTCGACTTGGAAAGCAGCTGGGATTTGACACAAACACAATATTATCAGAGATGCGATCTGGTGATTATGATAATTTAATAAACGTGTTCGACAATTACTTCGGGCATTTCGTAATTTTAGAAAGGTAAATATATGGCAGATAACTTAAAAACATTCATAGTAGACATCGACGGAACGATTTGTTCTCTTGAGCTCTACCTCAACAAAGACGGGAGAATTGACAATGACGAAACCCGTGCGGTACCTTACATGGACCGAATCCAATACTTCAACGACCTTCACGATAAAGGTCACACAATTAATTATTACACAGCTCGAGGTTCGAGCACTGGCAACTACCACGCTAAGCATGAGCTGACTAAGAATCAGTTAGACAAGTGGGGTGTAAAATACAGCAGCTTCAAAGTTGGCAAACCACACTATGATGTTTGGATTGATGACAAGGCTCACAACGTCGATGAGTTTTTCAAATCGACCGCTAAAGAAGATGTTCTAAAAACTAAAGAGATCGTTTATTAATGGCAATAACCATAGAAACCACCGGTCCTAAGCGCGAGCGGGAACTAATCGTGTCTCTTGCTTATTATTGTGTATACAAGATGATGCCTCGAAAGAAAAACCTAGAGGTTGATATTGTACAAGTAACCAATCTTAGAGATACAGAAGGCGATTGGGCTAACTGCATTGACACCGAAGACTTAAATACATTCGAAATCAAAGTCGACAAAGGTATGTCACTTCGTAAGAAACTGCTATCCGTAGCTCACGAGATGGTTCATGTCAAACAGTTCTCACGAAAAGAACTGGCACACACAGAGTCAATTTCGTATTCAGCGTGGTATGGTAAACGATATCGTACTACAGACAAGTATTGGGAATTGCCATGGGAAATCGAAGCGTATGGTATGGAACTAGGATTATTTAACCAATGGATTGACGATAAAAATATTAGAGGCGGCTTTATAAACGACCCCACTTAAAATAGTTTTTCTTATAAATAGTATTGTTAGAATGACCTAACAATTTTATTTTTATGGGAACACTGCATGTCAATTAAAAGTTTTAAGTTACACGAATCAGAAGCATCAGACAAAGCCAAGAAAATGGGATTAGTCCATTTTGGCCGAGGTGTATATGGAAAAAAGAAAGGCGATAAACCGTCTTTCAAAGCATCTGACGACGGAAAAAGGTTAGAACCAATTGCCAAAGCAGACCCTAAATCAGACACAACGCCATCTGATAAAGCTCAACCTTCTAAAAAATCAACTGCGACGTCAAATGCACCTTCTCGTGGAAAGCTAGGAGACAGAGATGACAAATTTTCTGATGGAGCCATTAAGCAGAAAGGATTAGATATTGGCTATAATGAAGTAGATGGGTTTAAACCAGCACCTGGAAACGCGGGGTCGATGATGCAGGAAATTATGTCGGGTGAAGCGTCCAACATTATTACACTTAAACCAGATATTACCGAAGAAGAACTTCAGAGAGCTTTATACAATCAAGTCAAAGACACTACCCTCGGTAAACAGAACTCAGGCGGTGAGACATTTAAAAGAGGAGAACGAGAAGGCTTAGATAAAAAGCTATTTGCTCTTATGGGTTCTACTGCCAAGTCTGGCATGCAAAAACATAAGAAAATGACTAAAGCGATTGACGCACTTGCTGAAGACGGCAAAGTTATTCCCCCAGCTAAAATTAGAAATTTCTATGGCCATTCACAGTCAATCGAAGCACAGGTCGAATTAATCAAAGCTAGTGCAGGTCCTTTTTATACTAATAAAGGTGTAGAGATTCCTAGAGCCCAATTAGTAGAATTTATAAGAGTGAGTGGTGGTGGAGAGAATCCGTCCGATACTTCCTCAATTGCAATTGATAACAAAGGCCGAGGAGTTGTAACATTCCACTCGGATAAGATTTCGACATCAGATATCCAAGCCAATTCAACACCTAACAAAGAGTCAGACCAAATGAAAGATGTCATTTCTGGCTTAAAACTTAAAGAAGAAACAAAAGCTAAAGCCATCGCAATTATCGAAGATGGTCAGAAGGCTTTGATCTCAGCTGAAGCTGCACTTAAAGATGTCGGAGTACCACTAGGGCAAGGTCTACAGAAGGTAGATATGACAGCTGCTATTGAAAAGATAAAAGCAGACCCTTTAGTTGCGTCTAGATTTGTCGGCGGTAAGAAATCAATCTTTACAGGAACTAAGACTAAGAATAGATTTTCGGTTGCAGACGATGCTAGTGAAGAAGAGCAGCTTAAAGCATTTATTGATTACATGGCTGATCCTAATAAAACCAAAGAGCCTTCGACGGATATGATTAAGCTGATTCAAAGAGTCGGCGCTCAAAACGATGTTAAGGTCAACTTAGGCAAGATTAAGAAAAGAAGCTTAGACGTACAAAGAGAAACTAACGATAAGCTAAATCAAACGCAAATCAAATTGCCGAACGGAGAATCTAAAGGGTTAGGAGACTATCTTGAAGGCAAGAATATAATTGATAAGCTCCATCTTGGAGTTGTCGATGGTGAAGATGGTGAAGGCGTAGGAAAATATCCAGGCCTGTTTAATTTAAATATGGGCGGTACTGTAGTAGAAGCTGAGCAAATCAAAGCTGCACTTAATATAGAATCTACCGACGATTTTATTACTCACTTCGATGTTGGTAAACCAGGTGATGGTGAAGAGGTTACTAAGAACTCGAAGACTGGCGCGATTACCGGAAGAAACATTTTTGTATATGCTATAACTAAAGACGGCAAGCGTATTCCTATTGCAATGAAAACCCAAAGGTCAAAGTCGGGTGTAACCGGAAAACTTAATACGACATATCAGTGGCACCCAGAAGTACAAAAGAAATTTAAAGACCTCAACGTGGTAGAACAGACTACTTTTAAAGAGCACGCTCAGAGTTTGCAAGAAAGGGAATTAGAAGAAATCTTTGGCTCTATTCCGTTTAATATTGATATATTAAAATGGTCATCTAAACACGGAGGTCAAAGACCTAAAGGCAATGACACGTGGAAGTTTGACTATAAGGTTCCAATTCGTGCGATGGGCAATATGGTTTTAGACGATGGAGATTTTACTTTTAAAGGCGCGTTTAAAAAAGCAGTTCAAGCTTTAGTGAAATATTTAAAAAAATCAGTTGGACCAAAAGGTATTATTAAACAAGCAAAGGTAATATTAAAACCATGATTAATTTCAAATCATATATTGCTGAAGCATCAGCACCCGGTAAGAATACTCACATGACTCATATTGAGGACCGAGTATTATATGGTGGTGTAAAAGGAGCTCGAGAAGCAATCTTTGCTCTTCGTGGTATGAGAGATATGTTAGCCGGNGAATCTTCAAAGACAACCGACGTAACTGTTAAATGGGATGGTGCTCCTGCAGTATTTGCTGGAATCGACCCAAGCGATGGAAAATTCTTTGTGGCTAAGAAAGGAATCTTCAATAAGAATCCTAAAGTCTATAAAACAAATGCAGACGTAGATGCCGATACATCTGGTGACCTTGCATCCAAACTCAAAGTAGCTTTATCAGAACTAAGTAAGTTAGGAATCAAAGGGGTAGTACAGGGAGATTTACTATTTACTGATGATGTAGATACTGAAACGATTGATGGGGAAAACTATTATACGTTTCAACCAAACACGATTGTATACGCAGTACCAGTCAAATCTGATTTAGGCAAGAAGATTAATAAAGCTAAAATTGGTATTATCTTTCACACCACATACAACGGAAGTGATTTTGAATCGATGAAAGCAACTTATAAGGTTGCCACAGGCTCATTTAAGCAGTCAGATTCAATCTTCTTTGACGATGCTGGTTTGAAAGATGTGTCTGGTACTCTATTGTCAAAAGAAGAAACCGACGAGGTTACCAAAGCTCTTTCAGTGGCAGGAAAGATATTCCAAAAGATTCAAGGCTCTACACTCAGACAAATCGAAAAGGACCCAAGTCTTTCTCAAGAACTCGAAACATTCAATAACACATATGTAAGAGCCGGAGAAAAGATTAAAGATTCAAAGAAGCATGTTGTCAATCTTCTCAAATGGTATGAACAAAGATACACTAAAGAGGTTGACAAGAGAAAGAGCGCAGCTGGAAAAGAAAAAGTTGTTCAGAAGAAAGACGAAAGACTTAAGTTCTTCTCCGCTTCTAACAAAAAGAATTTAGAACTAGTGTTCGAACTACAAAAGCAGTTGGTGGTTGCAAAGGAACTTATTATATCTAAACTCGATAAGGTTAAGAGTATGAATACTTTTGTTAGAACTAAACAAGGATTTAAAGTTACGGGCCAAGAAGGGTTTGTTGCAATTGATAAGATTGGCGGCGGGGCAATTAAGCTTGTAGATAGATTAGAGTTTTCTTATAATAACTTTTCAAAAGACGTAATTAAGGGTTGGGAAAAATGATATCATTTAAAGAATACACACAAACCGACGAAGCTCTTACTCGCGCTCAAAGAATTAAGCGAGGACAGAAGATGCGGCGGATGGCTAAGAAAATTGCTCGTAAGAAAAAGCTCGCGATGCGGAAAATGGCTACACCCGAAAAGCTAGAAAACCGAGCTAGAAAACTGGCTAGAAAGATTTTGACTAAAAAGATTTTAAAGAACAGAAACCCGAGCGACTTATCATTTGCAGAACGGGAATCATTAGAAAAGAAACTTAAAAAGAAACAATCGGCAATCGGCCGGATAGCACGAAAGCTTTTGCCTAAAGTTAAGAAAGCGGAAAAAGAAAGATTGAAGAGATTTAGGGCATCCTCAAACGAAGATAAATAGTAGTATGAAGTCATTTAAACAATTTAATGAAGCAAAGGAAAAAGAAGTATTTTTTACTTTCGGCAGATTTAACCCGCCTACCACCGGTCACCAAAAGCTAATGGACAAAATTGCTAAGGTGGCAAAGAGTAAAGACTATAAGATTTACGCATCCACGTCCAATGACCCAAAAAAGAATCCTTTAGTATACAAAGATAAGATTCGCTTCATGCGCAAAATGTTCCCAAAGCATGCAAGAAGTATTGTAATGAATAATAAGGTCAATAATGCATTAGCCATCGCTTCAGACCTTTATGATATGGGATATAATAAAATCACTATGGTTGTTGGTGGTGATAGAGTGCAAGACTTTGATAGCTTATTGAAAAAGTATAACGACACAAAGGCTAGACATGGATATTATAATTTCGTCAACGGCATTAATGTAGTATCGGCTGGAGAACGTGATCCAGACGCTGAAGGCGTAACTGGCATGTCAGCATCTAAGATGAGAACTGCTGCATCAGATGGCGATTTTAAATTATTTCAAAATGGATTACCGAAAGGTTATTCTGGTGCTGCCGAACTCTTCAATGCATTAAGAAAAGCAATGGGCTTAAAGAAAGTTAACGACTTTAGAGAACACGTGCAACTTGATAAAGTATCAGATATAAGAGAATTATATGCTAGAGGCGAAGTGTTTAATGTTGGAGACACCGTTTATAATAAAGAAAACAAGATTGTAACTATATCAGAAAGAAAGCCAAACTACATTGTATCTTCAATCGGTAAAAAGTATTGGATTCAAGATTTGTCAGAAGTTAAGCAAGACCCAGACGTAAAAGACAAAAAGGGCACTCAACCCGCTAAGTATTATGGAAAAGATGCTAAAGGTAAAGAGATGTCCAAGTCTACTAAAGATAAAAGAGACGCTCATTTTAAGAAAGGCGCAGCTAAAGACGACGATGATGATTCGGCATACGAACCCGCTCCCGGTGATGCTACTGCAAAAACCAAACCATCTAAACACACAAAGAAGTATCAACAGATGTTTGGTGAAAAAACTAAATACATGACCATGGTTCAGCTCAAAAAGGAGTTGAAGAAGGAATACGGTTCTAAAGCAAGCTCTCTTAAAATCGTAAAGATTAAAGGTGGAGTATCAATTCAAACACCGAGTGGACAAGAGCTTGAAAGATATAACAATGTACCTAAGTTAGGATACACAATGGTCGAGGATGTTCAACTTGACGAGAAGCTAATTACCTTCGCTAAAAAAGCATATCCTAAATCAGGTCATGCACTAATTCTAGCTGGAGGAGCCGGTTCCGGTAAAGGATTTGTACTTGACAATCTTATCGGCATGGAAGGTAAGAAGTTTGATGTTGATGAATTAAAGAGATTAGTCCTCAAGGCACCGAAGATTGCTCAGATTGTTAAAGACAAAACTGGCCAAGAACTTTCTAAATTCGATTTAACTAGAAGTGGCGACGTAAGTAAACTTCACAGTATAGTAGCAGATGAATTGAATCTTCCTAATAAGAAGATGGCAGCATTCTTTACATCGGTAATGACTAAGCAACCTGAAGATAAGCCCAATGTTATATTCGATGTCACACTAAAAGATTTGAGAAAGCTAGACAACATAACTAGACTTCTTCAAGGNGCAAGCTATCCTACTAAGAATATTCATATCGTATGGGTAGTAAACGATGTAGAAGTTGCTAAGTCTCAGAACACCGATCCNACAAGAGGTAGAGTAGTACCAATTGAAATTCTAGTAAATACNCANNGNGGNGCATCNCAAACAATGTTAGATATTGTGAAGATGGGCAAAGGCCTAAAGAAATATATGGACGGAGATATTACCTTCGCCTTCAATAAGATTGGTGTAGATAGTGATTTGAAAAAGAGCGATAAAGGCGGACAGTTTCTCAAAGATGCTTTATACTTTAAGGTTAAGGAATCAGGTAAGCCACCTATGAAACACACTGATATCGAAAAAGATATTCTACGAAAGATTCAAAAGTATGTTCCAAAAGGCCAAGAATGGGTAGTAGAATCTACTAAATCATTTAAAGAAACCTACGGTGAACTTGGAACAGATAAGCTAACGAAAAAATATAAAAAGAACACCCCAGGCGAAGAGGTAGACGAAGCAGATGGTTGTTGGGATGGCTATAAGCAAGTAGGTATGAAGAAAAAGGGAAATAAGAATGTTCCTAATTGTGTACCCGAAGAAAAAGATTTAGAAGAAAAGAAGAGCGAGACTTGGGAGAATGGATTTGAAAGACGCGTAGTTCGAACAACTAAACCTGAGCACAAAGCCAAAGGTTACGAGTGGAGAATCAAAGGAAAAGAAAGAGCAGAAATAAGTATTAAGCTGTATAAAACTAAGCCTAACTTCGCAGAATTTAAAAAGCAAATGAAAAGAGTAGCTGGCCATGAGTTTGGCGGGTAAAATCGTATAAATAGAGATTAGTATGTTAAACAAAAAGCAGGCAGTTGATTTAGCAAAGACATGGAGATTGGGTAATAAGTTTCGAAAGAAATCTTTATCTAAGAAGCATAATATTGCTGTTGCGACTAGTAAACTCACCGGTCGAGTTAAGCTGGGTATTAAAATGGATATTGATAAGCGCCCAGACCAATATTATCCCGCCCTTGACGACGATGGCTCTTTAGTATTTTTCTCTGGTGCACCCATGAAAAAAATACCATCAACTGATTTATTTACACCACGAAAAGCACCTAAAGGAAAAAGAACCCGGGTACCAGCAAAGGAAAACACTATGATTAATTATCGTTTAGAAATTTTAAAGACTTCATTTCCGAGTGAAGCCGAAGCAGTTTTAGAAGCCTTTTTAGAAAAGCGTCCTATCGACATAACTAACTATTCTCTTTATGAGTCGACTATCGCCTTAGCGGCGTTTAAAAGGGATTTAGCAGAAAGAACAGAATTTCAATTGATAGCACAGAAGAGTACGGGAGAAGAGGTTAAGTCAAGCTGGTATAAAGATGAAAACGATTTAGCTGAGCTTAAACAAAAGTGCGAAGATAACGATAGCTATGAATCAAGCTCTGTATTAAAAAGAGTTGTAGATGTAGACGAAGACGAAGAAGACACCTTAGATTATACAGATGGCCAAGCCGNCGAAGCCGAAGACGATGCTGAGGTCGATGCAGTTGACGAGCATAATGACGCAGACATGCTTAAGCTTACAACTCTAGCTCTGAAACAGATTCCTGGTTCACCAAAGCAAAGAGAAACAATTAAAGCGCTAAACATTCTCCGTAAGAAAGCCGGCTTGAAGGGATTGTCTGAGATGGAAATTGACATGAACGACGAAGTCAACGAATCTGTTAATGAAGCAATCAAATTTTGGACAGTAACTATTACTAAGAAAGCTGGTAAACTCTTCAAGGGCCAGACAGTGGATGTAAAAGCACGTAACTCAGCCGAAGCTATTAAGAAAGGGATTAAGCAAATGAAAGGCAATCCCGCACTAGTTCCAGGTGGTAGTGTTGATGCGGTGTTAGGAGAATCTAATAGTATTGAAGAAAACATAGGTGTGAAAGANGGCCGNCGTGTAGTAGTTAAAGCTTTAACTAAGCAAGCCGCGTTAAGACTTAANAAGAAACTGAGAAACAAATTTAGTTCGTGGGATACAAGCATTGACAAATCTGGTCTCAGTATGATTGTTCCAAATGAAAAGCCTATTATTCGTTATATTCAAAAACAACCTGAGGTTGATACAATCGGAGAATCTACTGACCTTGAAGAAGCAAAGAAAGTAGTCGCTTCAGTCGAACTGTGGAATGGTAAGAAGATGAAAAAGTCTTTTCCAAATCAAACCTCCGCAGAAAAGTTTATAAAGAAAATGCAAGACGAAGAAGACGTTCGTGGATATAACATGTTTGCAGAAAGTCTTGATGAAGCTTCTGAAAAGCAACTTCTAATCAAAGACCTTAAAGCACTAATTAAAAATCCAGATGCTCGTATGGTTAAGATGTATGGNGGTAATAAGTATGTCGATATGCTTAAGAAGAAACTGACTAAACTAGAATCAATTGAAGAAGCTACTGCAGCTCAGCTCGTCAAACTTTCCAAACAAGATATATTAGACTTACTTAAAGCTTTTAAAGGAGTTACCCGAGCTAAGAAAACAATATCAATGCTAAATAGAGAACTCCTTCTTCGTAAGAATGAGTCAATAGAAGAAGAACTCCAAAGCATCAACAGCGAAGAAGCTGAAATTAAAGAGTCTAAAGCATTAGATAAACTAAAGTTCAAAGGTTCTGATAAGAAGACTGCCGGCAATGTAGTTTACATGATTAAACGCGGTGATACTCCGAAAGAAATCGCCGTTATGTTTAAGAAACTTAAGACCGCATCTCAAGAGACGATCATGACAGCTCTTGGCGATAAGTCTTCAAGAGATTTACTGCAAAAAGGAAAACTCTTAAACGCATTGATTGCTCTATTTGACGAAGCCGACCCCAAAGGATTAGATGGTCGTTCAAAGGCGTTTAGAGAAAAACTTAGAAAGCTAGAATACAATAAGAAGAAAAACCTTCCTTACGAGATGTTCGAAAAAACGACGGTAAAAGAAAAGAAATTGGACGCACTACAAAAGAAAGCTGACAAGACTGGTATTTCCTATGGCATTCTAAAACAAGTCTTCAACCGCGGAGTCGCAGCATGGAGAACCGGACATAGACCAGGTACTAATCCAACACAATGGGGATACGCCCGAGTCAATTCATTTGTAACTAAATCAAAAGGAACTTGGGGTGGAGCTGATAAAGACCTCGCTGCTAAAGTAAAAAAATAATGAAGCAATTTAAAACATACACTGAAGATGCGGTAGATGAAGCATGTGAAGGTCTTTACGAGCACTTACTAATCACTGAGGCTGAATACCAAGGTAAGAAAGTAGAGCTTAATAATCCTATTCGTACTTCAGAGAATAAGAATAAGAAATTTAAAGTATACGTCAAAAACGAAAAAGGTACGGTTGTGGTAGTTCGATTTGGTGACCCCAATATGGAAATCAAAAGAGACGACCCCAAACGCAGAAAAAACTTTAGAGCACGACATAGTTGTGATAACCCTGGACCGAAATGGAAAGCTCGGTACTGGTCTTGTTACCAATGGAGAGGCTCTGCTAAAGTAGATAACTAATATGAATAAAAACGAAGGTACACGTCTCGATAGAATCGAGGAAAAGATTGATAAGCTATGTGATGCAGTAGTATCACTAGCTCGTGCCGAGGAGAAGATTCATAGTCTTGAAGAAAAGACAGTAACAATCTGGCAATCGATTGATGATCTACACACTAAATTTGATGAAATGGAAGAACGCCTTCGTGATGCAGAGGTGCTATTAGCAAAATCAAAAGCAACAATTTCAAGTGTTGTTCAACTTGGCTTAATAGTCATAGGGGCAATAGTAACTGCCGGCATCGGCGCAATATTAATGGTAAATTAAAAGGAGAATAATAACATGTCATTTATAGGACACAGATTAGAAGATATCGCTGGCCTAGCTGATGCAGCAAAAGTAGTTGTCGAAGGCAAAACCAGTATTTACGAGCTAGTAGCAAACCTCACATCTGAGGACGTCGCTAGTTTTATGGGAGCAGCAGCTTCCGCAAAAGAAGAAGGCAAAGACAGCTTTGTATTCGATGGAAAAGAATATCCAGTAACAATAGCAGCAGATGTTGCTAAAAAGATCGCTGACTCTAAAGAAGATGAAGAGCCAGAAGATGAAATCGAAGAAGAAGAAATCGTTAGCCTTATCGACGCTATTAAATCGGGTTCTCACGTCAATGAAGAGGAAGAGGAAGAAGAGGACGAGGACGAAGAAGAAGACATGACCGAAGACGGAGCAATC